AATGAGACAGGATTTAATCCAGATATGGTAAATAGATGGAATCTTACTACAAAAGCAATTCCAAAAGAAACATTACATTATGCGTTCACTGGAGATGTATCACCAGGATTACAGAAAATTAGAAAATCTTTACTTGATATATATTTTGATAAAGAAAGTAAAAAACATGAAGATCTTATAAATTCTGTAATGGAATATGAAAAAAAAGCAGATGTATATACTGATGAAGGTGAAAAGTGGTTACCAAAAGGAATTAAATCTGGACTGTTGAATCCAGAAAATTTAATAGATATATTTGAAAAAAAATATAAAGAAAAATGGTATGGCAAGAAAAACTAAAAAAACAAAAGCTCAAATAAATAAACAACTTTGGGATAGAGCTAATACATCTCAAAGAGTAAGATGGCAAACAACTTCTCAAAAAGGATATGACTTTTATCTTAATGAGCAACTAACAAAAGATGAAAAAGAGTCTCTTCAAGAGTCTGGTATGCCTACATTCATTGTAAATCGAATTACACCGATTGTAGAAATAATGAAATACTTTGTTACTGCTAATAATCCTAGATGGAAAGCAGTAGGAGTTACTGGAGATGATGTAGATGTAGCTCAAGTACATTCTGATGTAGCTGATTATTGTTGGCATTTATCAAATGGTAAATCAATATATAGTCAAGTAGTCTTAGATTCACTTACTAAAGGTATTGGTTACTTTATGATTAATATTGATAAGGATGCTGATAGAGGAATGGGTGAAGTTAATTTTAATAGAGTTGACCCTTATGATGTATTTGTTGACCCTGCTTCTACAGACTTTTTATTTAGAGATGCTGCTTTTATACAAATTCGTAAGAATATTGCTAGGTCAGTTCTTATTAATATGTTTCCTGAACATTCTGCTAAAATTAAAAGAGCAGCTGGAAATGCTGAAAATACAAGATACTCACAAAGAAATATAGATCAATCTGAAAGTATACAACCTGAAGATATAACATTAGGTATTACTGTTAATGCTGAAGATGATGATATACTTCCACTTTATGAAACATATAGTAAAAAGAAGTTTCCATATAGAAATGTATTTATAAAAGTAAAACCTTCCCCAGCTGAAATGGCTAATCTAAGAGAAGAAGTTGAAGCTAAGATGGCAGATTTTCAGCAAGAAGTTCAAGTTGGTTTAAAAGAAAAAGAATTACAAATACAACAAGCTGTAGAAGCTGGCGAAATGATTCCTGAAAGAGGTCAGTTAGAAATGCAAAGAGCTCAGAAAATGTCTGAACAAGCTATGCAAGAAAAACAAATGCAATTAATGTCTGAAGCTCAAGATGCTGCTACTATTATAAAAAATGAAATAATGACAGAGAAAAGTTATCAGATATTATCTCAAGGAGCAGCTGCTGATACAATACTAGATGCTATAAAATTTTATGAAAACAGAATAGTTATTTGCTGTTCTGTAGGAGATGATGTTCTTTTGTATGAACATACTCTTCCTGTAAGTGAGTATCCTATAGTACCAATATCATATATGTATACAGGGACTCCATATCCGATGAGTGCTATTGTACCTCTTATTGGTAAACAACAAGAGATAAATAAAGCTCATCAGATTATGTTACATAATGCAAACCTAGCATCTAATCTTAGATGGATGTATGAAGAAGGTTCTGTGCCTGAAGAAGAATGGGAGCGTTATTCCTCTGCCCCAGGAGCCTTACTCAAATACAGACAAGGTTTTAATGCTCCCACCCCTGTTATGCCAGCTCCTATTAATAATGCTTTCTTTAGTGTAGTTCAAGAAGGTAAGGGAGATGCTGAATATATAGCAGGTGTTCCATCAGCTATGATGGGTTTTACTCAACAACAATCAGAAACATATAGAGGATTACTTGCTAATGATGAGTTTGGTACTCGTAGATTAAAAGCATGGATGGGTAGTATTGCTGAACCAGCATTAGAACATCTAGGTCAATGTTTTCAAATGTTTGCTCAATCTCATTATACAACAGAAAAAGTATTTAGAATTGTTCAACCTGAAGCTGGTCAACAACCAGATAAAGAAAAAGAAGCTAGAATAAATATTCCTATCTATAATGATTTTGGTGAAGCAATAGGTAAATTTAAAGATTATGCATCAGCTAAGTTTGATGTAAGATTAATAGCTGGAGCTACAATGCCTATTAATAGATGGGCATTATTAGAAGAATATTTCAGATGGTTCCAAGCTGGATTAATTGATGATATAGCAATGATAGGTGAAACTGATATAAGAAATAAGAAATCTATTGTAGAAAGAAAATCAATGTATGCTCAACTACAATCTCAAGTAGCCTCAATGGAAGAAGCTATGAAAGATAAAGAAGGAACGATTGAAACATTAGAGCGTCAATTAGTACAAGCAGGTATTAAGATGAAAGTTAATGAAGGTGGAAATGAAGTTAGAAAATCTGTATTAGAAACAGAAGCTCAACAGAAATTACTAAGAGGAATGCTTAAATCAGAATTTGAAAAAGAAAAAATGGCAATAAAAAATGAAGTCAAAGGAAGTGAAAAGTCTAGTTGATTATTATCATTTTAATGCAGTAACTTAATATTAATGAATAAAAGGAAAGCAAAATGGAACAAGAACAAGTAAGTAACACCGATCAATCGGTCCCTGAAAGTGATATCCAAAACGCACTATTTGATTCTGAAGAATCTGGAGACTTCTTTGCGGAGTTAGATCAAAGTGTCAATAGCGGCGTACAAGAAAACGAACTAACACAGTCAACCTCGGAAATTGGTGATAATACACCTTCGAGCCCTAGTGATGTTCAGTCGCAAGATAGTGATGTCTTGCAAAAAAGGTATAGTGATTCAAGTCGTGAAGCTAAACGTCTTAATGGCAAGTTAAGCGAACTAGAACCATATATGCCTATACTCGATGCAATGAGAGAAGACCCTAATTTAATTCAGCATGTGCGGAATTATTTTGAGGGTGGGGGTCAAGCACCTCAAACAATGACAGAACAACTGGATCTTCCTGAAGATTTTTCTTTTGACGCAGATGATGCATTTGCTGATAACGATTCAGATTCTGCTAAAGTGCTCGGGGCTACGGTTGATGGTATTGTTCAACGAAGGCTTAATCAAGCTTTACAAGGACAAAAAACTGAAAACCAAAGGTTGGCTAAAGAAACTGCTTTTCGTCAAACACATGAAATGTCTGATGAAGAGTGGTCTAATTTTACCGATTTTGCTAAGTCCAAATCACTTGAGTTAGAAGATATTTATTATTTAATGAATCGAAAGAACAGAGATGCTAATATAGCTGATAGTACTAGAGAAGAGATTGCTGATCAAATGAGGAAAACTCAAAATCAGCCTCAATCTATGGCTACAGCTGGTAGTACTGAAGTTCAAAAATCCACAGAAGATAACGTATTTGATGCCATTGTAGGTCTTGATTCCGAATTGGAATCGGTATTTGGCTAAATAGTTTATTTAGTCATCTACCTTAATTAAATACAAGGAGTAAAAGATGGCTGATTTATTTCAGTTAGAATCAGGTTTAACTGAATCCTCATCCCCTTCTGGTTTAAGTCCAGCGTCATCCAGTCTTAGTACTGGTGATCTTAGACGTAAATACAACTTTGGTAGTAGAGTATCTGAACTTTCAATAGCTCAGGACCCTTTCTTCAGGTTGGTGTCTAAACTCGCCAAGAAACCTACTGATGACCCTGAATTTAAATTCACAGAAAGACGAGGATCTTTTCACAAACGCTACGCCTATGTAAGTAATCATGGAACAACTGCACCGGCAGCTCTTGCTGGTACTGATGCTTCAGTTACTCATGGTAACGTAGACGCTGGTGATATTTATTACTTTTGTATGATTTCAGACTATAAATCTGCTGGTAACATCCAGAATGTTTTTGGTCAATCTACAAATGAGATATCACCTGGTGATTCAGGAACACAACCTGCATTCTTCTTAGCAGGACAAATGGTGAGAATCCCTTATAGTACTAGCGTTACAGCTGGTTCTTGGGATGATTCATCTGCAAGTGTGTCATCTGCGGCAGACGACTATCTTGTCGTTCAAGTACTCAGCGTTGATACTAGCAGTGTTTCTAATGCTGCTATATTGAAAACAAAAGTTGTAAGAAAAGGTGGAGGAACAAGTGTTTTTGAACTTATTTCTTACTCAGCTTACAATAATGCAATAGATGCAGTTGATGTATCTGGCTTTTCAATCGCTGAATACTTAGAACCCAAGAGAGCCTATGTTGTAGGTACTTCACACGCACAAGGTTCAGGTTATCCTGAAACATGGAAAGATCAACCTTTTTCAACCGGTTATGGTCGTACACAAATTTGGAAAACAGCTATGGCAATGGATAACACTACTCGTGCTACCGTGCTTAAGTATGAACCAAATGAGTGGGCTAGAATCTGGAAAGAAAAGTTGATAGAACATAAATGGGATATCGAACAAAGTCTCCTATTTGGAGCTCAATATGATTCTGGTGATGAGTGGTATACTCAAGGAGCTGTTGATTTCATTTCAAGTTATGGTAATGTATTTTCGTTGAATCATTCAACAAAGACACAAGACGATTTCTTAGATGACTTAAGCAACTACCTAGATCCAAGATATAATAACGCAACTGCGTCTATTTTCTTTTGTGATACTGCTACTTATAACTGGCTACATAAGTTGAGTGGTTACTTTACTAACAATCTTGGTACTATGATTCCGGCAACGGGATACAGTTCAAGAACTGGTAGTACACTAAGTAACTCTTCACTCGCTAGAGCTGAAATGGGTAGTATGGGTAAAACTAAGGCATT